CTTTAACAGAAGAACAAAAAACTGAAGTTACAACATATAGACAAGAATTAAGAGATTTACCTGCACAATCAGGTTTTCCAAATGTTGAGTTTCCAACTAAACCAAGTTTTTTAAGTTGATTAAATATATTAATTGATGTAAAAAATTAAAAAGGAGTATTAAATATGGCAAGACCAACACAAGATGATTTCGCGGTTTTTACAACTAGACCTAAGATAAGTACTAGGGATAATGACGAAAGTTCACCTACTTTTGGACAAAGAGTTGTAAGAGATTTTACTGATGCAGAATGGGATGATGCAAAAGAATCAGCACAATATGAAATTGATAATTGGGATGAAGCTCAGTTAGGAAGAATAAGAGGTGAGAGAGATTATCTTTTACAACAATCTGATTGGGCAATTAATAATGATTCTCCGTTAAGTTCTGCTGATCAAGCATCTGTTACTACATGGAGACAAGAGTTAAGAGATTTACCAACATCTGAAGCAGATGTTGCTGATATTGCAATACCTGCTTGTCCTGTATCAGGTGTAGTTGATAGATAATGTCAATACTTAAAGATTTAGACGAAATTCATGGTAGAAATCATTTACATGAATTTGAAGTTAGTTTTTCCGTAGAAAGTAAATCAGGTCATTTTATTGATGCTTTGTTAGAAGTAGATTCTAAATCATTGGGAGAGCAAATCAAAAAATTAATAAAAGACGAAAATGGACAATACACAGTAGAATAGTGTAAATTGTCTATATTAGGAGTAATTTAGACAATGTCATATGGATTCACATCATATTCAGAAGACACATACGCAGGCTCTGGTGAGTTTATAAAAAACGAAACTATTGCTGTAACTGGTTTTTCTTTAACAGCAACTTTAGGAACAGTTCATGCTGGTGAATTTGTAACTGTACTACCTACCGGCATTCAAGCACAAACACATCTTACAGGTCCTGCTGTTCAATTTGGCGGTGTATTTGGTGTTACTGGTGTCCAAGCTGCATTCCAAACAATTGGACCTTATTCTGTACAAGCTGTTGGTAATGAAACTATATTCGTTACAGGTAACAGTATTGCAGCTACATCTGCTTTAGGTAATGAATCAGTATTATTAGCTCCAAATGTATTCCCAAGCGGAATCGCAATAAATGCTGTGCTTGGCGATGAAACTGCAAAAACTGGTGTTATTGCTAAGCCAAGACAAAATCAAAATTTCTCAGTTAAAGTTTCTAGCAACGCTGGTTCAGGAAACAAATATTATATTGATGGTGCATTATCAATGCCAACTACATTGCATGTAGGGTTTACTTATGTGTTTGATCAAACAGATAATTCAAACGGTGGCCATCCTTTAAAATTTTCAACAACACAAGATGGCACACATGGTGGAGGGGTGGAGTATGCATCTAATGTAAGTATTTCTGGTTCTCCTGGTTCTACAGGCTCTACAACCATAACAATTACAGATTCTACACCTTCAACATTATACATATATTGTAGTGCTCACTCTGGCATGGGTATGGCAGTGTCTGTAGCAGGTAGTGTCGATTTAGGAATGACAACTACAGAAGGAAATGTTAGTGTAGGCGTTGGTGTTGGCGTATTCCCAACGGGAGTAAGTGCAACAGGAGATATCGGATTTATCCAAATAAACTTTGGAGCTGATATTTTCCCAACTGGATTAAGTATGACAGGAAGTATTGGCGACATAGCTATTTGGCAAGAGGTAGATAGTAGTCAAACTCCAAACTGGGTAAGGATTGCTGCGTAATGGCTACATTTAGTAATTTAGGTATAAAATTAATAGGTACAGGTGAGGAGTCAGGTACTTGGGGCACAAGTACAAACACAAACATGGAATTGGTTGACCAGGCAATATCTGGTTATATTAGTCATGCATTATTAGATGCTAACGCAACTTTAGCTATTGCTGACGGTTCAAGTTCAGTTGCAAGAAATAAATACATTAATTTTACTGGAACTTTAACCGCACATAGAACAATAACACTAAGTCCAAATGATTTAGAAAAAACTTGGTATGTAAAAAATGCTACAACAGGTGGTTTTAATTTAGTATTTAAACAAGGCTCATCTGGTACAACAGTAACAGTACCAAATGGTACAACAGCTATGATTTTTTCTGATGGTCTTGGAGCAACAAACGGTAATATAAAAAATGGCATAGGCACTCTTTTAACAGAAGGTGTTATTCCAGCAGCCGACAATACACATGATTTAGGTTCTGCAACACATGAATTTAGAAACTTATACATTGATGGTATTGCTTATTTAGATCAAGCCGATATTGATGCTGGAACTATAGATGGTGTTGATATTGGTTCTAATACACCTGCTACTAATTTAACTGTTGATAGTGTTAATATTAACGGAAACGAAATACAGGCAACATCAAATCAATTAGCTTTTGTGACTGGTGGTTCAGCTGAAAGAATACGCATAGATAATACAGGTAATATTTTTTACGCAGGTAGAACAACAACAGGTGCCACAACTAACGCTACATCTTATTTAGATACAGATGCTATGTATAAATCTTATCAAGGTACTGGTATACCACATATGACATTTTTAAATGGTGCAACAACTGTAGGCACTATTACTAATAACGGAACGAATGCCTCTTATAATACAACTTCTGATTACCGAAAGAAAAATGTAATTGGTCATATAGAGGATGCATGTGAAAGGGTTCTTGACCTTCAACCCCTTCAATATGAGTTTAAGGATATTATTAATCCTACAAAACAAGAAGGTTTTTTAGCTCATGAAGTACAAGAAGTTGTACCTCAGGCAGTCACAGGTGACAAGGACGCTGTTGATCCAGTAACAGACGCACCAATTTTGCAGCAATTAGATCATTCTAAGCTGGTTCCTTTACTTACTCAGGCATTAAAAGATGCTATCTGGAAAATCGATGACCTCGAAGAGAAAGTGGAACAATTGCAAGATGCCTTTAGCGAAATTTAATTTTAGACCAGGAATAAATAAAGAGACAACAGACTATACAGACGAAGGTGGCTGGACTGATGGTAATCTTGTTCGCTTTCAATCTGGTCTTCCTCAAAAAATAGGTGGCTGGGAAAAATATTCTGATAATACTTTTGTAGGTAGTTGCCGAACATTATTTGAATGGTCTGATTTTGACGGCAATCAATATTTAGGTGTAGGTACTAATCGTAAATTTTATGTTTTAAACGATGGTATTTATTATGACATTACACCACTAAGAGCTACACAAACTGTAAACAATCCTATGACAACAAATGGCACAACTTCTGTGCGGTTCACTGTCACATCTCATGGTTGTGCAACTGGTGATTTTGTTACTATATCTGGCCTTGGAGCACCAGTTAATGGTATTCCAATCGCAGAAATTAATAAAAATCATACAGTAGCTGTTGTAGATGCCAATAATTTTGATATAACAGTAGATACGACTGCTTCTGGTTCGACTTCCAATACTGGAGGCTCTCTAACATTTAAATTTGAAATTCCAACTGGAGAAGACCAGCAATCCTTATTAGGTGGTTGGGGTGCTAGTAGTTGGAACTCAGGTTCTTGGGGGTATGGTACTCCTACAGAATTTAGATTATGGAATCAGGATAACTACGGTGAAGACCTTATTATTAATTATCGGGGTGGAGCTATTTACAAATGGGATGAGTCTGGAGGGACGGCTTCCCGTGCCACCAACATTACGGCTGATGCAGGTGCCAACCTTGCACCAACTAAAGCCAATCAAGTTATCGTATCTGAAAGAGATGGACATGTTATAGCACTTGGTGTTGATCCAATATCTGGAGCGTCAAGAACTGGAACAATAGACCCTATGATAATAGCAATATCTAACCAAGATAGTGCTGTTGATTGGGAAATAAGAACAGACGGCACCTCAACTGCCGATCAAATAGAATTAAACTTAGGCTCAGAAATTATTGGTGGTCTACAAACAAGACAAGAAATATTAGTATGGACCGACATCGCATTGTTTTCATTGCGATTCGTAGGCGGACCCCTTCCCTTTACCACTTCTCTCCTCGCTAGGGGTCCGTCGATTTTAGGACCTAATGCTGCTGTCAATGGTGCTGACGCAACATTTTGGATGGATAAATCTAACTTCTATGTATATACAGGTTCTATTCAAGCGTTACCTTGCACTGTTAAAGAATATGTGTTTGGCGATCTTAACTACGATGAACGATATAAAATATTTGGTTTTTCAAATCAAACATTTGACGAAGTAGGTTGGTTTTATCCTTCCGCTGGTTCAGCTGAAATAGATAGATATGTAACATATAACTATGTTCAACAAACATGGGCAATAGGTAAGTTAGAAAGAACAGCTTGGATTGATTACGGTATCTATCAAAAACCAAGAGCTGCAAAAGGTTCATCGACTGGATATGTGTATGCTCATGAAACTGGTTATGATGACGACGGTTCTCCAATGGATGGTGTGTTTGTACAATCTGGAGATATGGACTTACAAGATGGCGAGCAATTTGCTTTTGTTAGTAGAGTTATACCAGACTTTAAATTTATTGGAGTAGACGGAGCAGGTGCACAAACTGTTGATTTACTTGTACGAATGCGTGATGCACCAGGTGGAAATCTTGTTACTGATGCAAATGTTGCAGTCGATTCAGAAACACAAGTTAAGAATATTAGAGGGCGTGGCAGACAATTTGCTTTAAAAGTATCAAGTCACAATGATAGCTCACAAAACACAGCTAATAGATTAGGTGTAGGATGGCGATTAGGCTCTACACGATTAGATGTTAAACCAGATGGGAGACAATAATGCCGAGATATGACATAAGACAGGCCTTTTCTTCTCTTCCTCGTTTTAATAAAGATGATGTGGATGCTGATACTTTAAATAGGTTGGTTCGTACAATTGAACAAAACCTTTTTCAATTAGACTTAAATGTAGTACCTTCCTACACAACAACAGAAAGAAATAGTAGAAAATTTAGTCCAGGTGGGTTAATATTCAATACAACGATCGAAGTACATCAAGCGTACGATGGCAATGCTTGGCGAAATTTATATGAACAAGTGTTTTACCCGACAGGAGTAAGTGCCACAAGTTCATTAGGAACAATAACAGTGGTGATAACATAATGGCAGTAGGTTTATTAGCAGGATTAGGAAGAGGACTTCTCGGATTAGCAAGAGCAGGACGAGGAGCTGTAGGAAAAGGATTAAGTAGTCCAAGAGTAGTTCAAGGTTTAGGAGCTTTAAGAACTGGACTAGGAACAGCTGCCACACAAGCAGGAAGATTTGGAAGAGCTGCAACACAAACAGCCGGTAGACCAATGGCTGGTAGAGCCGCTGCCGCAGGAAGAACTGTTGGACAAGGAACTAGAGCCGCAGCAACAGCCAGTAAAGCTATAGCAGATGATGTAACAAGGATTGCACAAGCAGCAATGAATGCATCAAGAGGAACTTCATCAGCTGCAAAAGCTGCCGCTGCTAGAACTGCTATTTTACAAAAATATCCACAATTAGGAAATGTAGCAGGTCAAGTTTCATCAGCAATACGGTCTGGAAGAACAAGTTTAGCTGGATTAGATATAAGAGGTTTAGTTGCCGCTACTCCAGGTATAGCACAAAGTGCAGGAGCTGCAATTGGAGGGGCTGCATCTCGAGTAGCTGCTAGTCCACTTGGACAAAGAGTAGGAGCTGTAGCACAAAGAGCTAACAGAGCTACAAACCCAGCTGTAGCAAACCCAGCAGCCGATGCTGCTTTTGGTTCTGTTTTGGCACAAGGTCGTAATATAGGTTCTCAAATTGGATCAGGTATAGGTAATCAGTTTAATAGAATAAGATCAGGAATTGGAAGTTTTGGTGGTCCAAATCAAATGAGTGCGTTTGGTGGTAGATTTACTATGGGTGGTCGAAACGCAGCTGGAGGTGCTTATGCACAACCAGGTTTAATGAGCCAAATGAGAAGTGGCTTAGGATCATTCGCAAATAGATTTAGAAGAGCTCCAGCAGGTAGTACAGCTACAGCTTCAGGAGGAGTTCCAAATGTTGCAGGTCAAATAGCTTCTAACTTTACTCCAATGGGAGCAGCTAGAGCTTTAGGAAGAGGAGCAAAAGGTGTAGGTAGTTTTGCTTACAAGTATCCTAAGACATCTTTAGTTGGAGGTACATTAGGCGTAATGTATGGTCCAGATGCTTTAGATGCAGCTACAACAGCTATGTTTGGTAAGTCTCCTGAACAACAATTTAGACAAGGTGTAGGTTCCTTAATGGGAACAGAAGAAAATAGAAGAAGAACTCTTGGTGATTTAGGTGCTTTATATGCACAAGGAGAGTTAGGAGAAGCTATTGGAACACCAGGTGCTAGAAATTTATCTCAACAACAAATGAGACAATATCTTGGCGGTTCTATTTTTGGTGATGAAGGTTATGCTAACATACCAATGAGAGGTGGAACAGGTATATTTGGTGGTGAAGACTCTCCTACTATGGCAGGAGATATATTTAATAATCCTGCTAGAGAAAGTATTATGAGACAGTTTGGTACACAAATGAATGACGAAGAAATAATGGAAAAATATGCAGAGATACTAGATAAACAAAGAAAGAAAAAATCTCTTGATGCTGAAGATCTTCAGTTCCTTATGATGTTTGAAGCTTTAACAAAACCTACAAACTTACCTACTGATCAATTTAGGAGAAACGCAGGTTTTGAATCATCAAGAGCAAGACAAGATGTACAAAATCAACTAGGCGGACAGTTTGAAGTTATAGACTACAATGAACTTTACCCTACTTACGCTCAACCACAAACAGCAATTAATATGGCTGAAGGTGGAGAGGCTTTTCCAGACTTAAATAACGATGGCGAATTAACATATGCAGATATTTTAAAAGGTAGAGGTGTTGATTTAAGAGATGGCGGAGAAGCTAGTGGACCAGGAACAGGAACAAGTGATTCTATTCCTGCAAGATTATCCGATGGTGAATTTGTAATGACAGCAGAAGCTGTAAGAAACGCTGGTGACGGAGATAGAAAACAAGGTGTAAGAAAAATGTATGCCTTAATGAATAGTTTAGAGGGTAGATAAATGACAACTCCAGTTAATCAAGGACAATATACTTTTGCAGGAACTCTTCCTAGTGTAACAGATGCTACTTATGGTGGTAATGTAGAATATAATTTAGCAGACCCTTATATAAGAGCTTTAACAGAATTTTTATTTAATCAAGGTTATTCTTTTTCTTCTAAACCACCACCTATTGAGGCTATTACAACTCAAGTAGCTCCTTTTAATCCACTAGAACAACGTGCTCTTGACATGACAGCACAAGGTGTAGGTGCATATCTTCCAT